GGGGGGAGGAGGCCGAAGGCCGACGGGGCGAAGCCCCTAGGGAGGGGAGCGCCGCAGGCATAAGCGCTGCGAGCGTAGGCCCCTTAAAGGGGGCCGGAGCGAAGCAATGGCCTGTATAGCAACCCGCTTTAATCATAATCAGAAAAAACCCGTTAGGAAAAAGATCGACGATTAGAGGAGGAGAGCCAACAATGCGGTGACGGTGCTGACGAGCAATGCAGTAGGTACAGAGAACCGTCTAATGTGGACTGATATACAAGTTAGCCGCGGAACCTGATCCTTGCTTGGTAGGTGATCTCTGGTTGTGTTGCGGTTTGGGAGCTCGCGAAGGCGATCACGTGGAGACTGTTGTCGACGCATGATGCGATGCCGGCTGCTGCGTTGGCGAATCGTGCTTGGAGGCCGCCGAGTTTGGCGTAGAGGCGGAAAGGCACGGCACCTTCGGGAGGAGCAGTGCCTGCGACGATGTTGCCGAATTCCCAGGGATGGACACGGACTGTCTTGAGAATCTTGTACCGATGGACGTATTCCATGTTCACTAGAGGACAGACTGCTAGTTCTGGACCATTGTTCACTTCGAAGACTGTTTCGCTGGCTAACTGTGCGCCGTTGGTCTGTCTGTCGAGGACAAGTGCGATAAATACTGTCGGGAGAACGGCTTGTGCGAGAGTTACGGTACACTTGATGAGACCTGTGACGATGACTGAGTCCAGGGTGATGACGGAGCCTTCTCTGTCGGATGGGCCGTTTCCTTGAGCGGGGGCAGACAGGGTTAGGAGGGTAGGGGGGTCGTATTCCCCGTTTCCACCTGTTGTACTGGCGGCGATGATGACGGCGCCGACATGTTGTGTGTCGTAGAATTTTCGTTCGATTCCCAGAAAGCCGGCTCTTCGGAGATTTTGAGAGGCAAACATGCGTTTTCTGACCATTGGTCGTCGGACCATGGGGGCGCGAGATGGAGTGAAACGAGGCCGTTTTTTACCGGCGAGTGTCTTGCGCTTCCACATGTCGGTTTGGTTGCGGGCAAAATATTATTTTGTAAAAATAATTATTATAATTTTGTGCGAATAATATTTTTAGATGGGTGATCCGCGCAGGTTGGTTACCATGACAACGGTTACCATGACAACGGTTACCATGACAACGGTTACCATGACAACGGTTACCATGACAACGGTTGCTAGGGTAGGTTATGCAGAATCCGTGGAGTTTTGGTTACCATGGTAACGATCCTCTTGGGAGGCAAGTGAGGTAATTAGAGGGCGGGAAATTGCCCAAGAGATTCAGTTTGCTTGATACCCAATTTGGGAAAGGAAAAGTCGAATCTTTATTGGGTTTTGTGTTGACGCGGGTCTACTGGAATTGGAATTCGACCGCGAGTTTTATTCGCGCAAAAGTGGTGGCTAGTATTACCCACCACTTCCGCGCCGCACAACCGAAGGTGTGACTTATAAGGTGAAAAACTTATAAGGTGAAAAAAAAAAAAATCAGGCGCGGAAAATGAATTGCCGGGGATGGATGTTCACGATAAATAACCCGCAAGATGAGGACAATCCAGAGTCATGGGATATGGAAGACAAGGGAATCAGGTTCATGGTGTGGCAGAAGGAGAGTGGAGAGAACGAGACGCAGCATTACCAGGGGTATGTCTTGTTCGGGTTGTCGAGACGACTGAACTTTGTGAAGACAATCAATGGCCGAGCTCATTGGGAGGCGAGGAGAGGAACTCATGAGCAGGCGAAAGAATACTGTAGCAAAGAAGACACTCGTGTGGATGGGCCGTGGACCAGAGGAGTGGAGCCACGACAGGGTCGGAGGACAGACTTGAGCAAATACAAGGAAGCAATGGACGAAGGTCAAACCGAGTATGACATTGCCACTTCAGATGAGTTGTTTCCGGTGTGGGCCAAGTATCACCGGGCTGGGATGCGGTATCAGCGGTTGCTGGCAGGTGCTGGTAGGTCGTGGTTGACGAAGACGTTGGTGCTGTGGGGACCACCTGGCACTGGAAAGACGTACACGGCCATGGAGATGGGCGGGCGGGACGCGTACTGGTTACCGAAACCGGCGGCGCATGGGACATTGTGGTTCGATGGGTATGAGGGACAAAGTTGCGTGGTGATAGACGAGTTCTTTGGTTGGATAACTCGTGACTTGATGTGTCGGATGTGCGACCGGTACCCCCTGATGGTCGAGACCAAAGGTGGGCACACCCACTTCTTGGCGAGACAGATCATCATTACGTCGAATAAAGAGCCAAAGGACTGGTGGAGGGACGGGCTTGGTGCGATGGAGAGGCGGTTGACGGGGGAGATGGGCGAGGTGCGGCAGATGCAGGAGCCGTTTGTCCCGCGAGTGGAAGCGGAGGAGGAGGCCTCAGCGGAGTTGGACTGGATGGAGGAGAACATGGGATGGACGGAGCGGCGGGAACGGGAGGCGGCGGACTGGCTGTGGGAGGACGAGGACAACGAGGACGACGATTCAGTTGAATGGTGTGACTTGTAACAAAGAAAATGTTGTGACTGTTAGGGTTAGGGTTAGGGTTAGGGGGGAGGAGGCCGAAGGCCGACGGGGCGAAGCCCCTAGGGAGGGGAGCGCCGCAGGCATAAGCGCTGCGAGCGTAGGCCCCTTAAAGGGGGCCGGAGCGAAGCAATGGCCTGTATAGCA